TGCTTCACGTAATCTTGCGTGTAGTCCTCTTTCCATTACAATTAACTTCATATAACTTGAGCTATTTTCGCTTTGCACTACTGGTCTAGTTGTACGGTGTTCATATATCAAACCACGAACTTTTGTTAGCATGTCGCTTGCGTCCTTAGGGTTAAGTGCCGCAAAGTCAATGTTATTGCCAAAATAGCTCTCTAGAACCTTTTTGGACTGCTTAGTCTGTGGTGACTCTAAGTCAAATAGTTTCATTTTCAAATCCTTTTTGTTGCCAGTATTTAGCAACATTTATACTTTTAGTTAATTGTTTTTGTATGATATGGTACTCGTGTTTTGCACTTTGTAAACGTGTAAGCACAACTTCTCGTCTAAAATCATCTACTTTTGCACTAGAAGCAACATGTCTATAGTGCATCATTTCATTCTGTCTACCAAGAAGTTTTTCTTCTAGTGCTACTAGATGTTTTGCATCCATTTGCATTTTGTTTTTATCAAGTATGCAATAGGTTAATGCAATCCTACAACTGCTACAAGTTTCAACTAGCAGATCATCTCTGTAAATACTATATTCATTTTGAGATTCTTTTACTATTTCATAGTCTGCAAACGCAAAAATGCTATCACCATTGATAAAAATGGCATTAGGGTTTGAATTCAGAAGTTCATCTGCAATTTTGTTTAATAATCGGGAAGCCTTTTCTGTTACCCGACCACGTAAGTTATCACTAGCCATCCAACCGTTCCTACAAGAGCTGCAATTATACCTGTTCCCCAACCTATCAGCTGGTCAGTCCTACGTTGAGCCATTTTCTCAACCATACCGTGAACTTCATTGATCATCATTTCCAAGCGATCAACTTTTTTATCTAAGCCTTCTATATTTGAGGCCATAGATTTATATCGCTCTGCACATAAATCAACATGTGCTTCTAAACTCTTTTTTTCGATTGGTGCGGTGTCTACCATCGTAGTCTCTCTTAATCATTGTTAAGTATATTTATTTTGTTGCGTCTTTTATTATCTCAAAGAATATATTTGGTTTTTCGCCACTAGCAACCAGATACGGTACCAAAAACCCTTCTTTGTATGAGTCAGATAAACCAACAATCATTGGAACACCAAATACTGACTCTTTTAGCAAGCCAGTTTCGTCATCTTCAGTTGCAAATGCACCGTTGTGAGAAATACTAAAATTAAAAGTCCAATGTTTCATACCATCTTCATCTTCTATATACACTGGAACTGATATGTTATCTGGAGTAGCTCTTAGACTTACGCATTGTAATATTGTTTCAAAATTTCGTTGTTGATTACGACTATAATCCCATTCTTCGGCGGTGGTAAAAGTTTTACTATTTTTTACTTTACGATAACTTGTAGTGTTAGTTTGTGTACAATCAAAATATGTAGTGACTCTAATTTGCTCCATTTCGTAAACTCCAATACACTTGTAGTTTATCAAGCATCTCTTTAAGTGCAGGGTCGTTGGCACTTTCTGCTACGATTTCAGTAAAATTTTTAGAGATTGAATGTGCGTGAGGTTTTTTGATCACAAGTTCACGTTCTCTACTATTGGCACGGCGTCTGTATACTGTGTTTCCTTTGTCAGGACTTTCATATATCCATTCAGTCTTTTGCATACGAATATTTAGTCGTAAAAAAACCCTAGTTAATAAAAACTAGGGTTTGATATTTGTTTATAGCAAATTAAAATTATGCTAGTTTGAAACCTGAATCAGTTACGTCTGAACCTGAACAGTCAATTCCGCCAGTACCTGCAGAAGTTAGTGTTCTAACTGATGTTTGTAATGATGCTGCAGTGTATGCACCTGTTGGGTAAGTTGCAACTGAAATTTGACCTGCGTTTGCATCTTCAACTTGGTATATGTAAACACCAGCAATTTGTTGAATGTTTTGTAAAATTGCTTCTACTGCTAAACCTGTACCAACTTGTGCTTGTAAGTCTTGGTTTGCGTTTGAGCCGTTTTGTACAATAACTTTGAAAAAGTCTAGTTTTGGTCCAGTTACGTTAACTGGTGCTGATGCAGCTAATGCACCGGATAAACTTCCGTTGCCTGTATCAATATGGAATACCTGTTGTGCATTACCATGGGTTCTTGTAAATTCTGCCATTTTAATCTCCTATATCTAATGGTGGAATCGCTTATGCGGTTCCTACTTTTATTTAGCAGAGATTGTTGGTTTTTGACCCCAGGATTAGCGTCGTTTAAAGATTTTTGTCCGGCGTAAGAACTCGTAAAACTCGTTCTGCAATCCTGATTTACGCATCTGTAGCATAAGTCTATCACGTATAACATTCTTATCCCTAGGTACAATACGTTCCCAATTAGCAATTTGTCTACGCATTTGTATCAGTGGTGCTGGTAAAAAATCTACCATGTTACGTTGTAACATCAACATCATATAACTGTAATCACTGTTTTGAAAGTCACGTTTTGCGAGTGCTCTAAGGTTACGTTTTAGACGCAATTCTGGAATAGTAATAACAACATCTTGTGCAATTCTATCTTTGAACTTTTCTGGTTTCATTATCATTGCTATAATGTTATACAAGTCTGGCTGACTAGTTCTAAAACCAGGCCAGTTTTGCAACTTCATAATGTTTTCACTTACTCTGGCTGCATAGGCTGGATCACTGTTTGCAAGTATCTGCAACGCCAACAGTTGTTCAAATAACTGTTCACCTAGTTGACTTTGTTTCAATCCGTTAAGTTGTCTTGGTGTTCTGTATGCACGGCTTTCTGTAAGCCAATCAAAAGGTTTCTTTTCGTTACTTTCTGTAAGTCCTTTTACTCTAGCAATAGCATTCCAACGTTGATTGACTGTATCAACCCATTCCCATTTGTCACCAGAGAAAGCACTTGCTCCTTTAACTTCTATTTTCCATTCGCCTTTGTGCTTCAAAGTTTCTGGATCCATAAATTTGCTAATCTTGTATTCTAAGCCATTATGAGTCATTAAGTATGCACCTGGCTCTTTAGGATGCTTTTTAGTAGCACCTTCGCTTACAGTTGTACGCATTATTACTTCTGGCATCTTTATATGTGAGATATTACTACCAAAAGGCACAATACTCTTTTCGTATCTGCGTGCCAGATCTATTTTTTCTTGTTCATCATCAGTACGATAGAACTGATTAGCAATAGCCATGTCTGCAACAACTGTTCCTGCAGGAGGGTCAATAAATGTAGGACGATATAGATTTACTTTTTTAAGATCTTTGTTGGTTAAACTATAAAATGTACTTTCCCATTTGTCTGGGTGCAGTGCATAACGACCATTGCGTTGTGGAACATAGTCTACTAATTCGTCTTTGTCATCATGAAACTTGCCTAGTTTTTCTAAATGCACAACTTTGCCTTCGGTTGGCTTTTTTAGATAGTATTCTAGTCTTCCTCTTTCTGTGCTAACATCAACTTCTTCTCTAACTGTTTTGTAAATTCCACATCGATACCAACGTTTGCAAATATTCGATCTGCAAATGCTTCTAACTGTTGTATATCTATTGCGGTTACACTCATTAACTTAACTTTTTCTTTATCCATAGTACTATTGCGTACACTGCGATCAAGTATACTGTTGCTATGCCTACGTCTACTATATGTTCACGCATATGGTATATAAATTGTATTCCTGCTTCTGCATCGCCCATTATGCTTTTCCTTTATCACTAGCCGCAAAGTTTACTCTGCTAAACTTGTCTCTATCAACTAGTTTTATTCCGTCACCTACATAACCTTCATGACCAGGTACACCTTGAATATTTGCTTGTACATCTTGCTCTTGATTGTCAAGTGCTTTGATAAGTTGGTCTTTTAACAACGCAATATTGATAAAAGTACTGAACATAGCACTCACTGCACCTTGGTTCTCGCTCATCCATTCAATTATTCTTGGAGCCTGTGTTGGTATTTTCTGAGTAACCCACGGACCAAAATCTTTGATCATGTTAGTAAAGCCGCCTTGTCGTACTTTGAAGTTTATGTACTGTTTCATTAACTTTGGTGTACTGCTTATTTTTCTGCGTGTAAGTTCCTGTGGAGATAAAAAAGCATCAATTGCTGGTGCGTACTCATTGAATGCATCTTGTATTTTTATCATTAGTCCTTTGTCTAAATCAATAGCACTTGCAGTGTCTTTCATTGTGCTATCTAATACCAATACACCTGGTACTTTGTCTAGCACACGTGATGTTACTGGGCGTACAGTTCCGCCTGGTTTATCAATTTCAGTATGTATTGCAATTCCAACTTCGCTATTACCTATTTGCTTGCCAAGATCCGTGTCTGCACTTACTCTGTACGTGGTTTGGTTAGGAGTAAAAACATATGCACCGTTTTCAACTGGCGGTGTGTTAGAATATAGTAGATCGGCTTGTACAAATCCTCTAAAATGTTGCGGTACAGTGTCTCTCAACAGTTGAAATAATTTTTGGTAGACCAAGATTAATCCTGAATAATCACCTTTCCTGTTGCTGAATACTCTTTCCATATCTTTTGCACTGGTAGCCATACCATTATAGCCTTGTGCAACAAAGCCTCCTTTGTCTGTGAGTATGAACTGCCCTGAATCATCACGTCCAAATATTATTGCTGGCTTACCGTCCCATTTTATGGTGTTGACTTTTGAAGGTTCTTCTGCACTACGTTTGATACCGTCAAGTGCTTGTTTTATCCCTTTGGAACCATAGTCAAAAACCAAATCTTCTGGATGTTCTATTCTTGCGCCTTCTGCCAAATAAGGTTTGTATGGTGCTCGATTGTCAGTTACTACTTCCATGCCTTGGTTCACAATCCTATCACGTAGTCTTGCTAGCCAATCACTTCCGCCTTCTTTAATGCTTTCAAATTGTATATTTTCACGTTCAGCATATCCACGGAAGTCTGCTAACTTTGCATCTTTGTTTGCATCATTCTGTAATGCAGACATTATTGATTCAACGCTGTATAAATCTTTTTCAGTTGCACCTTTATTTAATATCATCTGTGCGATTTTATTTGGATCGTCTGTGATAAAACTACTATCAGTCCTGTTAAGCAATCCGTTGTTAGGTGATAATTTAAATCCAGCACCTTTTGCGATGCTATTCATTAGAATGTTTCTTGTTGCACCTTTGAAATCACTAGCTGGGTCAGCTCGCATTAAAAATTTTGAGTAATCTGGTTTTTGTACAAACATAAAATCAGTTTGTATATAACCTTTATCTTCTCTACCTGTAATTGGTGCTTTAAAATGCACACTGATTCCTGATTTACGGATCCATTCTTTAGGATCAAATCCGTGTGACTCTGCCCATTTGGTAAGCCTGGATTCTAGTTCATCTTTGCCTATTGTTTTAGGATCAACTGCTAGGTCTAAATCACCAGAAGTTGGTTTGAGTCCAGTGCTGCCAAGCATGTTGTCCATTAGAGGTAAGCCAGTAAGTTGTTCTAGCCACTTGACAGTTGGCTTTACATCAGTCTGATTGATGCGTGTTGTTACTATAGCACCGTCAGCATCCTTGAAGACGTTGCCACCTTCTTTGATATACATTAGGTCACCGCGTTCAAGTATTGTAGTACTTGTTTTTTAATTGCTGGATTTGCATTAATTTTTTGTGCAAGTGCCGTTACTGGATCATCACTTGCTATCTTTTTTAAATCAGGCATTTTTATTCCAGCAGTTTGAAATGCTTGTTGCATTACTGCTCCTTGAATACCCTGGCTGGTTAAGAACTGTGCAATTTGTACACTGTCAGTTGGTTTGCCTGCTTTGTTCCATGCTTTCATAAGTTTGTCAGCAGTTACTTTTGTTGTAATATTTGTACCAACTTGTCGTGCTTTTTGTCCTAACTTAGTAACACCTTTGCCAATTTGTTGCTTTAAGTTTGAAAGCATACCACCTGGTGCTTCCATAAGTTTCTGTCTGTATGCAACTGAAACAAATAATTTTGTAACTTGATCTTCTGATAAAACGTTTGTATTAGTACTGTGT